AGTAGGCCCAGTGGCCGGAAACGAGGGGGCACATCAAGTTTGGCTTGTAATCCGTTAATCTGTCGTTGCCGAACGTATTGGCGCCTCCGATGCCTGCCGCTAACGGAACCCCTGCGCCAGATGCATTCCACGCATTCCCGCTGGTTACTTCGCTGAACACTTGAGAGGCGGAACCGTAGTATGCTATTCTGTTTGCGCCGGTCGCCCACAGAGCGCCATACGTTGTTCCAAGGTTGTCATACAGCGCAGCGATGCCAGTTGCGCCCCACGCGTCAGTTGCCAGCGTTGTGCCTGCGGTGATGTCTTTCATCGCGACGGATGTTTGCAGGATGTAGTAGTTTGTTCCGTCCGACGTAAGCCCAAGACAAATCTCCCAAAGCGTGCCATTCACATCAGCCACCCCACAGGCTTGCCCGTTATGCGTGGTTTTCGCCAGCACGCTCGCGCTGCCGGTTTTGTTGGCGGTGGGGTATGTTTCATTCCCGGTTGACGTGAAGGTAAGTGTTGCGTCCTGCGCGTCACTTAATGCATTGTTGTTGCATCCCTTGGGGAAGTTGTTTGTGGCGTGATACCAGGCGCACCAGGTTGTGGATGTTGATGCCTGAGCGTGCGCGTAAGACAATAGAGCAATTGCCTTGTTGATAAACAGGCTGCCGGGGAAAAAGCTCGCGCCGCGCGTCTTCGCGGCAGCTATTGCTCCATAGTAAGCATTAGCTGGAGCGCCGGTCAATCCGCTGAATGGATTGTTTGCTGCGTTGCTTGACAATGGGTTGCCGTTTTTAATACTCGATGCTGTTCCTGCGTTGTTCGAGCATTTGTATTTGTCCACAAACACGCCATACTTCAATGCCCCGCCATCGTAGAATGCTCGATGAATAGCGTATCCAGCAGCATTTGCAGCAGTCACCTCATCAGCGTATAGCGCAGCAGACTTGAATGGAGAATTAGCGGCTGTTACGAAATAACCTAATTGCTTAATGTCCACTGCGTTCACAGCCAAGCCATTAGATCCTGTGCCGTATTTGTAGTAAAACGCAGGAATCCATACCATGATGCTGCCATCGGTGTAGATATAGTTTCCGTAATCTGCATCGAATGGATTAAACGTACCGTTACTTAATGGGAACATTCCGGCTGGTGTAGTGGGGCAGATTCCTACTCCGAATCCTGCTGTGCCTGCTACGCCGATATTACTTACCGTTACAGACTGGCCCCCAATAGTAAATCCATGATTGAACACTATAGGGCCATTGACTGCATGTATATCAGCAGCGGAGTCTCCTAGCGTGACATTGCCAGTGGAAGTAAGGTTTTTTACAGTAAAATCCTGCGCGGAATCGCCTGCAAGCTTTGCCTTTTCAGCATCGAGTTCATTGATTGCAGCTTGAACTGTCGTAGCGGCGATGTTGTTTGCGGGGATGTTGGCTATGTCTGCCGCGCCAATCCCTGGCACAGATGTAAATGCGTTTACGACATTCGTTCCGTCGCATTCCATCAGCGCACGCTTGCCTTGCATGACGGCCACGCCGGTTCCGGCGGCGGTCTTGGCCGTTAGAGTGTAGCTGCCGGAGGTGCTATTCCCGATAACAAAGACGCTGGCAACAGCCGGAATGATCACGGAAATGTTGCCAGTCAGCGCGCCGGTGAACTCCATGACCTGATTGCGCGCTTCGGCGGCGGTCAGCGTAACGTCCGTGTTCCCAGCAACCGACTTGCTCAGGCGGCCAATGACAGGCACATCGCGCGGTAGGCGCTCGGCAATACTGGTAATTGCAGCCGTGCCGGTCACAACCTCACGGATCGGGATTCTGCCAGCGGTAAATCCGGTCGTGTTCTTGCTCACCACGCCGGCGCGCGTTGCTTCGACATAGTTGGTCGAACTGGCAGATAGCACCAGCGTGCCGTCCGCGATGGTCGTAATTACGCCATCTACCAGCATCACACCTCCGAGATACCCGAGCGTTAGCCCTGTCGTGGTAGAGGTGTTATGTCCGAACAGGCCGGACGCAATCTTATTCAGCTTGGCAGGGCTGTAATAGCTGTAGGTATTGCCGAGGATGTCGGTGATCGGATACGCGCCATCACCAGCGGTTCCGCCGGTGGCCGTTCCAGTCTGCCAATTACGGTACTGGTCCTCGCGTGTCTGCCAGCTATTCAGCAGCTCCGCAAGCGACGCAGCAAGTTCGGCCTGCGTCGTTCCAGTGAAGTTGCGGATGATGCCGTATGACACCACGCCGGCAGTGGTGCCGGTATATGCTGATTGCAGCGTAAGGTGCGTGTTATCTGTAATCGCAGCGATCTCATACAGCTTGTCGCCGTCAATTGAAAACGCATCGCCGACAGCCGCCTGTGACGCCCAAAGTGTATCGACTCCAACGACGCTGACTGATCCGTTTGTGACCGATACTGATCCGGCTCTATACCATGCACTCATTTGCTGTGCCCCTTTATTAAGCGCCGCGCTGCGTCATTGGGGTAACGTTCGCGGGTGATGTCGCAACATCTATGGCTGTTTTTGCGCCAAGCGACGAGTTGAATGAATTGAGGTGGTTGATTGCACGCTGGCCGTTTGCAGCGTAGTCAGCGTCTTTCGAATAAGCCCGATACAGCAGGTAGTCCAAAATGACATTTGCGTATATGTCGTCCAGATTGATGATGGTCGTATCGCTGCCGGCTGGATCAAGCGCGCCAGCACTAAGCGCATGAGATGCAGGCACACTCGAATAAACAAGTTCGATCTGCGCAAGTGCCGTGGCAGGTGGGTAAACCAAGAATTCTTTAGGGGTGAGGATGTCGAACATCCAATGAACGATATTCACGGATTCTGTTTCTGAATGCCACCCAGGCAGTTGATCGTCAAGAACCCTTCGATCAACAAAACGCACGGCGCGCTTGTTTGATGTCGCCGCCATGTTGCGGATCACATCCAGAACGCGCAGGGCGGTAGGCAGGTTGATTGTGCCTGCGTCGCTTAATTTCTGCCGCGTCCCGGCTGCAAGCGTGACGGTGGCGGTCTGCGAATTTGCATCTGGCCGCAATAAAACAACTTCTTTATAGGCGTCATTGATCCAGTCTTGCAACTCCAGTCTCGTCCACCGCACCGCCCCCTCATCGTTCAATATCTTTTCTGCGCGCCGGATTAGTTCAATAACCTTCGTGACCGCCATACATCCCCCTTAAATGAATCGAGCCTTCACCCTGCGCGCCGTGCCGTTCATCCCATGAAAGACATCGGTTGCTGCTGAATCCTTCGCCTTCTGGAAAAAGGCCGCATTGTTCAATGCCGCACTTGGGTTTTCCCATGGCGTGCCAGTCATAAATTGCAGCTTCGACTTCGCGCCGGCTGCCAGCGCCTGCTTGTGCTTCGTGTTCAAGAAGTCCGGGTAAGTCGTCGCAGATTCGCTGATCGTCAGCGCCGCGCGGACCTTGATCTCCTGCACTGCGGTAGGGATGCGGAACAGCGATATGTGATCACCGCCATCCCGCGTGTAGTATTTGATCGGCTGTCCGGTCAGTTGATCCCACTGGTCGCCATGCTCTTCGTCCAGCGCGTCCTCGCTTGTTGGATCACACAGACGCCCACCGACGCGCACCGACTTCAATCTGGCAATCTCACAATCAGCTGGCTTGGTGAGCGCATATTCAGTAACGTCAGCCTCGGTATTTATTGCTTGAAGAGCATCAATCCAGATTCCTGTTTCCAGCAGAAACTCTCGAACTGCATCACGGATAGCACTCTGCACTATCGGGTACGAAACCCCATGGCACTCCGGGATCACCAGCGGTTCGAGGTCTGCCAGAAGAGACAATTACGCCCCCAATGCCTTGATGAGAGACTTGCGCAAGGTCGAAACCGGCGCGAGGCCGTTCACCGGCACATTGTTACCGGCGGCCAGCTCCAGCAGCTCCTTCTTGCCCATCGCGTTGATCTCTGCAGCGGAAACGACAGGCGTATCTTCAACCCCAGTCTGGCTATTGTCACCAGTCGTGCCAGAAGGATTGCCGGGTTCGGTAGGCGCTTGAGCCTGCACGGCCTTCACCTGCTTCTTCGCGCCAACCGCCTCGTATGCCTCGCTGATTTCGAGGAAACGATTGGCATGCTCTTTGTTTGTCACCTCGGCAACATGGTCGCCGTTATCGTCCGGGGCGAAGTGATACTCCTCCCCGCCGATCTTAATCTTGGAACCGCCTTCGCGTTTCAGTTTGCATTTGATCAACATAGCTACCACTCCTTATGGTTTCTGCGTCAGTAGTTGAATAGTGGGCGACCGAAGCCGCCCACCGGTTTGTTACGCGCCGTAACGGGCCGCGCGGTATTGCAGGGTGAAGCCGATGGTTCCGGTCGTTGCGCCGGTTGCTGGTGCGGTCGTGACCTTGAGGCCAACGACACGATCAGCAGTAGTCGGAGCGATGCGCGGAGCCAGAACACTGTCCATACGGACCAGACCAGCGGCTTGGCCGACGGCAGCAGCAGCACGGAACTCGGCATTGGTGCCAGCAGTGAAGCCAACAGCCATTGCCAGCGCTGGGGTTGCGCCAGAGTCCAGATCGTCAGTGTCGATGATGAAGTCCACCGGCACGCAATCGGCCGGCAGTTTCACCATTTCGATCACGTCGTTCAGGGCCAGAGCAGCAGCCAGCGCGATTTCGCCGCGAACGGCATACACCTCACCGGCAGCATCCGGCGAGATAGAGGGTTGCTGCGCAGTTGCAGCGTTTGCAGTCAAAGTTGCCATTTTAGTATCTCCTAAATTGAAAGATTGTATTCAGAGGGGCGGCTTTCACCGCCCGCTACTGATTAGCCAGGATTGGCCGCAGCAGAATCCACCGCGATGCAACCGAAGTCAGTGCCGTTGAAGCGGCACTTCTTCACACCGAAGATCGAGTTGGTGGACACAACCAGTTGGTTGCCGTTGTCGCGGCTCTCTTCGTGCCAGTCGAAGCGCATGCCGGTGCCGGCGGAGCCGAAGGACACGACGCCAGCCTGCGTACCCATGAACAAGGCACGCGCAGCAGCCACGTCACCGCCTGCGCCGTAGTCGGTGAAGCGAAGCACCGGCTTGGCTTCGTGCAGCACCACGTTGTTGTACATGCCCAGACCGCCCTTGAAGATGGGGGACTTGTTGCCTTCTGCCGCAGCAGCAGCCTTTTGCAAGTCGAGCCAGCCACCGGTGCCGGTGTCGCGCTTCAGGTCGTACTTCTGCCATGGAGACATCACCAGAACGTAGTGCTCTTCGCCGTCGATCATAATCGGCTGGATCGAGGGGATGCCCTCGGTGCCGCCGCCCATCATGGTTGCCTTCGCAGCCAGACGGTCGATGACGGTCAGCGTCATCTTGTCGGTGGATACCAATGAAGCCTTGCTGGTTGCCGCACCGGCGTACAGGATGTGATCGGCATCAGGAGCCTCGACAGCATTACCGGCGAACCCGGTGTAGGTTGTCGGGAAGGTGTAGTCGGCATTCACGCCGCGTGCGCCGGACAGGTAGATGAACAGCAGTTCGTCGAACACACGGCTCCACCAGTCGGACTGGCGCTTTTTGGCGATCATGCGCAGATCGTGCAAGGTACGCTTGCGAGTCATGCGGCCACCCGCGTTCACACCTTGGCGCATCTGGTCGATGAACACGTTGTCGGTGTAGAACTTCAGGTCTTCTTCTTGGCCTTCGAGGACATCATCACCTTCGACCGGCTGCATCTTCAGTTGCAGCGACAGGTCGTAAGTGATCTGTTCGCCGGCATCGTTTTCCAGATTGCGCAGCAGTTGGATGGGGGTGGATGCGGTTTCGCCTTCTCCCATGAACTTCTTTTGGAAGTAGGCGGTTCGCGCGACATCAACGGCCAGTTGGCCGCTGTACTTCTTGATTGCTTTGGGATCGTTCAATCCCACAATGGTCTTAGCCATGGTTGTTCTCCTTTACAGTTTCATAAAGAAGCACATATGCGCTTCGACTAGTGGGGTTAATCCCCGTCCCTTTCGGGATTCTTATGCGGCGACCAGTATGCCCTTTACAGCTTGGGTCGCCGCACCATTTCCTTTGACTTCTACCTTTATGCTCTCCGGTCTGTCAATAGTTAAACGCGCAAGCTGGCCTGATTTCTTTTGGAGCGTAACCATCACATCGTCACCAATGCGAAGCGTCTCGCCTACCTTGATGTCGAAGTGACGGACTATGCCCATATCACGCTGCCAAGTAACGCTCACGCGCCTCCGGCGACATCTTCGCCAGCGCGCGCTCATAGTCGATACCTTCCAAACGGTCGATGTGATCGAACTCGCCAGCATCGCTCTCGCCGGCCCCGGCTTGCGGCAATTTGCCAAGCGTCGGCGGCGCATCCTTGATGTCGGAACCGCGCGGCTTCACGTCTTTGGCATTCTTCTTTCCGCCTTCATCCGCATTATGCTTTTGCTCCTGCTTCTGCGTGATGCCAAGCTCTTCCTGCACACGCTTATGCGCTTCGGACAGGAACCAGCGGTAGGTCTTGTCACTGTTGGCCGGGTCCGCCGCCACTTCTTTCACGGCTGTGTCAAAAGCAACATTGAGCAGTTTTCTCTGCACATACTCCGGGTGGTCGTCCATGAACATATCGATCTCACGACGCCACAACTGCGCCTCGACTTGCTCTTGCTGCTCAGATGAGATTTCGGCCTTGAGTTGCGCACGCACCAGTGCATCGCGCTGCTGGTTGTAGTCCTTCAGCTCAAGATCGCCGTCCTCGAACTTCTGGTCAAGCTCGGCCATTTTGTCCGCGTAACCCTCGACAGGATCTGCGTGGTACTTCGCAGCGAACACATTGCGATCCGGCTTCTCGTCGCCATCGTCGCCATCGTCACCGCTGCCAGCATCATCACCTGCACCATCGCCATCGCCATCGCCATCGCCATCGCCATCGCCATCGCCATCGCCGTCAGCATCTTTGCCTTCGTCGTCGTCATCCACGCCAGCCACCGCGTTCAACGATTTACGCTCTTCGTCAGTGGAATCCTCCAATGCCGCGCGCTCTTCGTCAGACAGCATCGCCAGCTCCTGCTCTGAATATCCTTCCAAACCCATGATTACTTCCTCCTTTAGATTGCCTGCTGCCACCGTTTAACCCAGCCCTTACGAGCCGGCCACCTGCCCCGCTACTTGGGCCATTTCTTGCAACTTTTCTTTC